CTAATAATGAGATTAAACCAGGATTCACTCATTCCACTGATGATATTATCTGCGGATTCCTTGTCATCAGCATAACCTTCCTTGATTAAATGCTCAACAACTTTTTCGTAATTTTTGTTAATCTCTTGAGATTGTCTTGGAGTAGGTTTCATCTTTCCACTAGTTTTATTTCTATTTAGATAAAAAAAGACCCCCTTGCGGGGGGTCTGATAGATATGTGAATTGAGATCACATTAGGTTTTGTACCTTAACTCTTCTGTAGTAACGGTTAGCGTTAACAGTCAGAGCGCCTGCACCAACGGTTGTTCCTTCAGCAAATGGGTTAGCAACAATACCATAACGGGTCTTGAAGCCAATCTTGGGCTGGAAGTTGTCCTGACCAACGGCACGAACCATTTGGAGAGGTACATATGGGCAGTAGAAGAGACCTGCGTCATAAGGAGATGAACCCTTATAACCTACGACGTAGTATTGATCTGCAGCAAGGTTTGCAGCATAAGGATCAATATAGACACGATACTTACCTTGAAGAATACCAGCAAAGGTGTTACCAGTGTCATCAACGTTGAGGTTAGCGTTGAGTGCAGGGGTGTAATCAAGAACACCTGCCATGGTGAGTGCCGAAGCAACATCAGCAGAGCAGAGGATCATGTTACCCTTCCCTCTACGAGTTCTTTGTGCGATTGCGTTAGCATCACGCTCGATTTGGAAGATAAGACCCTTGAACTTCTCAACTGACCAGCGACCGTTGGAGTCAACATCGAGGTCAAATGCACCAGCGGTAGCAACGTTGGTTTGAGCACCAGACTCAGCAACCTTATAGATGGTTCTGATAACTTCGCGGTTAATTTCAGCAAGAATCTCAGTTGAGAGAATGTTTGCCAGTTCCGCTTCAGCATTCAGACCGTGGATTGCCTTGAGGTCTTGTGCCAGTTCTAGTGAGTATTCAGCTTTCAGGGCACGTGACTTAGCAGTTACAGTTACCTTCTCGATGCTGAATGCCATCTGGTTGAAGGCATTAGAAGAACCATCTCCTAGTGCTTCAGCCTCATCTGTTCTCATACCCTGACCAACAGGATATGTGGTAGCAGCTTGTGAACCTTGTGGGTTAAGGGCAGCTGGGTTGGTTGCGCCTGTGAGTCCAGTGCCACCAGTAGTACCGAAACCAACTGCTCCATTAGTGAATCCATTGGTAAGGTTACCACTGTTGTTCTGAGCAGCGAATGCAGTATCTGCTTCACCGAACAGTGCCTCAGTTCCAGTCATATTTGCATAGCGCGAGCGCATTGCAAAGATGAGTCCAGTAGGACCATTCATTGGTTGAACACCTGCCAGGTCATAAGCAACCAGGTTAGGCATTGCACGTCTGATCAGTGAGATCAGAACGGGATCGAAGCCAGCTACAGGTGTAGTAGCTGCTCCACCAAAACCAGCGCCACCAACTCCACTAGAAATTGAAGTGGATCCAGTATTGACGGTTGGAGCAGCTTCGCTAAGGAATTCTCTTTCTTCGCGGAGTGCTCTCTCTTGGTTCTCCAGGAGAACGGCAGTTACCATTCTACGATGTGAATCTCTAATTGGATCAAGACCATCGTAGTCTAGGAGTGGTGCCCACTTCTCCTGCAGATGTTCTTGGTTGAACATTTGCATTGATTTTACCTCTTTGGAAAAAAATTGTTGTTTGATTATGATCTAAAAATCACTTTCTAGAAACTCTACTCAGAGTCTGCATGTAAGCTTCCATTACGCTGGAAACTTGCTGAGGTGCAGAATCTACACTCTCAGACAGATTTTCTGAATGATCTCTTTGAGTGCTAGAATTTACTGGGAAGTAAGAATTTCTCAGTGTGACTAGCTTCTCACGATAGTCTGCTTCACTTTCAAACTCAACATTTTCGGCAAGAGAAGCGAGCTTGTCTTTCTGGGAAAGTGCAAGACCATCAGCAACGTCTGCAAAGACTACATCAGCGACTGATTCTGCTAATCTTTTATTAAGAGCAACATTTCTTTGAATTTGCTCGTTGAGTTTTGACTCCATTTCATCTAGTTTATCTACCATGCTCTCGATTACATCATATCTATCTTCAGGAACAGTTACATAATGATCTTCAAAAAGACTCTTCATTCCAGCAAGGAATGATTCAGTCATTTCAGTCTTAAGACCGTGCTCGACAGCGAGAGCGTTCTCTTGAATCCACTCATCGGCAACATACTCAAGGTATGCATCGAGTCTTTCGGTTAAACCTTCTTTAATATTTTCAATCTCTTCTACGAGTGTTTGCTCATATGCAGATTGAAGTGATTCTTTAATTTCTAAAACCTTTGTTCTAATGGCGGTTTCAAAAATAGTACGTGCCTTTTCTTGAAACTCTTCGGAAAGATCTTCACCAGCGATTAGAGCATTGATATCTTCTTCGATATCATACTCCTCTTCGGCAACAACTGCCTCTACTTCCTCACCTTCCTCTTCCTCTTCAACATGCTCTTCACCATCGACTTCTTCTTCATCGACAAGTTCCTCTTCATCTTCTACCTCTTCTTTGGCAAGTGCTGGTTCTGCTGCCGCTGCCTTAGCATTGACAACATCCTTCACTTGAGCAAGAGATACACCAGGTTCTCTAAGTTTTGCTGAATCGTCATCGGGACGATAATTTTCGGGAGTAGGACCGCCGAGGTCTTCAACTGGAATACCAGCCGAAGTCATTGGCTCAGCAGGTGCAGCCCCTTTGGTTACTACGTTTTCCATTTCTTGTAAATTGCTACCAACGGACATTTGTTTTAGATTTTGTATATTTAATCTATATTTATTTATAAATTAAAGATTTGAAAGAAATTCATTGAATAAATTCAACTTATGCTCTTCAAGTCTTTTTTGATCGACAAGAGTGTTAATTCTTCTTTGAGTTTGAGAAGCAAGTTGTTCACGAAGAATACCACCTTCCCACACCCACTCTTTACCTTCCATAATTCCCTGAACAAATGCGTCAGGTGCAGATGGATCAGCAACAATATCAGCAGCAGTGGCAAGCATAAAATCTTCGCCTACAATTTTATGACCTTCATTAGTCACTCTAAGTGATCCAACACCACGTGAAGAAACACCTAAGCAAACACCCTCTTTAATTAGTGAGTGTGCAATTTTACCCATTGGTGTTTCAAGAAGTTGAGCTTTACCAATAAAATTATTTCCATCTCTAGCAAGTTCACAAATTTTATGTGAAACTCTATCAAGATTTACGGTTGGACCATCTGGATGACCTAGTTCACCAAGAGCACGACCTTTACCGATGAAGTTTTCGTTGTAACGATTTACTTCTCTTTCCATAATAGACATGGGATACATTCTCCCATTTCTATTTACTTGCTCCGCCTGCAAGAAAATTCCTTTAATGTAACATCTTTGTCCAACACCTTTACCTTCAGTGATGAACTCTACCTTTGATACTTCTTCTGTGATAAGTTTCATTGTTTTAGTTTGCAAATCCTACTTTTGTTCCCCTAACAAGAGCACTATTGGCAAATACACAATGACTTGCCGTTTTTACCAAAAACTCAACTGAATTTGGAGGCATTGTTATTGACCCGACACCGGTGCCACTTTGAGTTTGCACAACGGTAACGATCCGTGCAGATGAATCTGTATTTACAAGACGAACAACAGTTGCCTCACTAAAACTAGTTGCTGCACCTGTGGTTATCGGTAAGTTTAGTTCATCAGCTAAAATCTTTGTAATCATTCCTCTTGTTCCTCTTCCTCTTGATCTTGTTCTAGTTCATCCTCAGAAAAAAGAGTTGCTGCAACAATTGGTCTTGCAACATCAATTCTTTCTGCTGCTTTTGCATAAAGAAGGCTCTTGATGGTATCAGTGATTTCATGTGGAGACGCATCAGTTGCAATCAAATCGATAATATTATCCATAAAAATTGTGAGTTATATTTTTTATTTATATCTCTGCCTTCTTAACGTCTTTTTGCATATTTGCATCAGTGACAGCGCCTTGTGTTTCTAAATCTGGTTCTGCTGGAACTTCACCTATACTCATTGCATCTTGCCCCATTCCTTCCATACCAGCACCTTCACCTTGCTGTGGTAATGGTTCACCAGTAATTGGATCTACCTGTGAAGGATCTGGAATAATACCAGATTTAATTTCATTTTCAATTTGCTCATCAATTTCAATAATTTCTGTATCAGTTTGTCGAAGAATTCTTTTTCTTACATATTCTGTTGAATAATACTTACCAATATAAGGTTCAACAGTTGCAAGAATACCAAGTCTATTTTGTAAAAGTTCTGCTTCCTTAAGTTCAGCAAATTGATTATCATATAAGAAATCATACTGAATGTGATCACTCATTATTTCCCAATCTTCTGGAGTCACAATATTCTTGAGAATCAATTGCGTTCTCAACATATCGTTAAACATCTGAGAAAATCTTTTCCTCAGACGACCAACAAACTTAGCAAATTTAAGTTCATCTCTTAAAATTTCTGATGATCGTCCTAGATTGAATCCACCATCAGAGGCAATTCTTGACTCTGGAACTCCAAGTGCTCTATATAATTTTTTCTGAAAATATTCAACATCAGTTAGTTCTCCAAGATTCTGACCACCTGGTAGTGTGGTGATTTCTGTTCCTCTCCCACCTTCTCTTCTTGGAAGCCAAAAATCTTCCATCATACTCATGAACTTACGATCATCACGAACTTCACCGGTGCTTGCGTCATAAGTAAGTTTATTTCTATAGCGAGACATAACCTCTTTTAGATATTGCTCTGCTTTTACTTTTGGCAGATTTCCTACATCAATATAGAAAATCCTACGCTCAGGTGCTCTTGATAAACGATAGATTACTAAAGAATCTTCAATCATTCTTAATTGATTAAGTGCTTTGATTGCTTTATGCATATAAGAAAGCACCGTGCCCTTGTTTCTATCAACAAGTCCAGAACTACAATATGAGATTGTATCCTTTGCAAACTTGACAGAATCTCTCGATCCGCCACCAGAAATCATCCCACTTGGATAATTTGGTTTTGGTGTATAGACAAAGTATTCTTCTATTTCTGGTTCAACCACTGGAGTATTCTGACCATTTCTTACCAGATTTAAATTTGCAATATTTCTTCTATCCGTCTTTTTTTCTTGACGAACATATTTCATCTTCATTGGATCAATATATCTTAAATCCTGAATGCCTGCCTGAGGATTTTTTAGGTCAATAACTTTTAAATAATACAGTCTTCCATCAACATACCAATTTCTAAAAATTTCATGTGCTTTTCTATCAAAATCTAAAACTTCTTTTAAGTATTTAAATTCTTCTCTAATTGTTTTCTTTAACTTTTCACTTGCATTCAAGTTTGATAATTCAATTTCCACTGGCGAATCATAAAGATCACTAACTATTGCTTCATTTACAACATCTTCAATGGCACCATCACACTCTGGATGTAGTGCCATTTCACGATATCTTTTAATTAAGTCGTGTTCTGAACGATATACACCTTCAATATCTAAATATTGACCATAAAAACCACTAGCAATATAATTATCAACCCCGTCCTCATTGGTTTGAGGGACGGGGGATATTACTGAAGGTGGTTTTTTCTGACTATCCTCAATAGAAAACCCAAAAAGTTTTGCCATCGTATAAACTGTTTATCTGTTAATATACACTATTTAGTTGATATCTTCTCCGCCAGCATTTGAACCACTACCTTTAACTGCCTCCCACCACTGAACTTGAAGTTCAACAGTAAATTCTTGAATACCTTGTGCATCATATGAAAGTTCAATAGGAGCAACTTGTGTTGGGAAAACATCATAGAAATGATATTTTCTCAGAGTGTCACCACTACGATCCAACTGATAAACATAAGCATCTGCTTGATACGATGCAGGATCAGTTGTACCAGTGTTATCTGAAACTCTGTTAATTGTATTCATCCACTTTTCAAAAGCAGAACGAATAGCAAAATCAGTGTCGTTGATAACTGTAATTGTCCAGGTATCAAATGTTCTATCTCCAGCAATTTTAAGAACTCTTCCTCTAAATGGAACTTCAATTGAAGCAACATTAGAAGCAGGTAAGTTTGCTGCTTTAACAAGGAATCTAGCTTTATTGAGAATATCATTCAATCCGTCTACGCTTACTGCGTTTGGAAAAGAAAGTTCACACTCAAATAGGTTAGAGCGAGCGCCACCACCAGTTAGCTTACTTTTGAAGTCAGTAATCTTTCTTAGTGGGGGTGGATTTAATTGATTTCTAGTTGGCATTGTTTTTTACCTCTAAGTTTGATTAAACGTTACCGATTACTTCTTCAAAGGAGACACCAGTTCTGGTGGCAACAAAGGTAAGACCAATGAAGTTGATTGATCTATTTGGTTTAATGAAGATGTCTGCTACAAATTCATTATTATCAATGACAGCAGCAGTATTATTTGTTTCATCACAGATAACAACATAATCAAAAATACCTCTCTTGGATTGAACATCACGGAGGAATGGTTCAACAATATTTACAAAGTTTGTTCTTGTAATTTCATCATTGAACTCAAAGAGTTGATCTTTAGCAGCTGCTGCAATAGCATTTTCAAGGTAGATAAAGAGTCTACGGACGTTGATTCTATCAAATGCCGATGACTTACCAAATCCAGTTTTGTCTCCAAAGAGAATGATACCATCACCAGGAGAGAAGATAACTGAATTAATTCTATTGGAGTAAAGTTTATCTCTTTGTACTTTACTTGGGTTGTATGCTAGTTTAACAGCATTTAGAATTGCACCTCTGGAAGTTCCAGCTGGTGAGAACCATGGGAAGTTGTTAAGATCATTTCTTGCACAAGTTCCAGCAATATCACCATTAAGTGGAACATATCTAAAGGTATCACTGAATCTATCATACATGTACTTATATCCACTATCAAATACAGCATAAGTTGATGAAGTTACAGGTGCGTAGAAACTAATAAGATTAGAAGTAATATCTGCATCAGAATTAACAGTCACTGTTCCTGCTGAAGAATCATTTAAGAATGATAAACGATGTGGTGAAATAAATGCAAGAGCATCTTTTCTTAGTTCAGCAACAGAAATTAGTTTATTTGCAAGTGCCTGTGCAGTTTCTTTTGCATAATTTGCAGATCCCATCAATAGAAAATCTACATCAAAGTTTTCAGTATTTTCAAATAAATCGTATCCTGACGATAATTTACCCAAGGTTGAGGTTAGTGATCCAGATACTGTAATATCAGTTCCACCATTATAATTTTTACCTCCTCCAAGAGTTAGAGTACTAGAACCTGCAGCGGCAAATGTTATTCCATCTGATGGTTGATCCCATCCAATATCGCTCTCAAGGGTAAACGCCGAGCTATATCCTGTTGTTGTAATTCCAGAAGGGGCAGAACCACCAAAAACCTGTTGAGAAACATTAGAAAGATATTTTCTCCAGTATGCAGTGCTTCCTACTGAATATTCTGCGTCCGTTGCCTTAGAAAGTGAAAGGTGCTTTTCAAGAATTGTTCCTGCATTTCCACTTACTTCTCCTTTATCATCAATAACAACAACATGAAGTTCATCAAATCTTGAATTTCTTGCTGCTGCGTAACTAGAAGTTCCAGGTCTATTTGAAATTGTGTTCCAAGAAATAGTTGAACTAGTTAATGAAATTGTCTGTTGGTCAAACCAATCAAGTTGTGAAGTATATGAGGTTGATCCTGCGGATGTTGCTTGTCCATTTGTGTGAATAGCAACAGTTCCAGAAGATGAAAAAGCATATATTCCTGATGGTTGATAATCAACTGCAGTTACTGTTCCTGCAGCAGACACATGAGAGAGAACTTTAACGTAAATACTAGATCCACTGATTTGTGTAATGATACCCTTAAGATGGCCGTCAAGTGTTGAAGTTGCCCCGTTTCCAGGCAAGGTTGAAGAAATTGCCTGAGTTACACCATATCCAACATGAATAGTTGTAATTCCTGAAGCGACTGATGTGCTAATACCACTTAAAATTTGGTCTGCCTTTGAATCAATGATGGCAACTTTAATTCCATTTGCCCAAGAACCAGGATTCTTCGCAGCAAAGGTAACATCACTGATTGTGTTCTCGTCGTATCCAAGTTGATTATAGTGATCTAAACTTTTAATTTTAATACTAGTGGCAGATCCAACAAATGCATTTGTTAAATCAACGTCGTCTGCTCTTACAACTCTTAGGTTACCACCATATGCCAAATATGAAGAGGAAACCATCCAATGCTCATAATGCTTGTCCGTATTATAAGGTTCACCAAAGGATCTAAGTAAATCTGCTTCATTTTCTACTAGAGTCGGTGAATCTACAGGACCCTTAGCAAAAGGTGCGACAATAGCACCAACACCACCATTAGTGGCATCAACTCTACCTATAGTTAAATCAACTTCTCTAATTACAATTCCAGGAGATGCTAAATTTAACGGCATCTTTTTTCTCCGTGCTATCCAGAATTATTCTAGAAATATTTATTAAAACGACTACTTTCAGTGGGGAAGCCATCCATGAACATTTACCAATCAGGATATTCCCAATTAAATACTCTTCGGATTTTTTTTCTCGTGGAGATAGTTCTCTTTTTAGTGCATTCTTTACATTCGTAAGAGTATGCGGATGGAAAAGCACCTCTTCCTTTTCTAGTTAAATAAAACCCATCTACAAGATCTTTTGTTTCTCCACAGACTCTACACTTTCTCTCTGAAAATAATAAATGTTCTATTTCTATTTGATCATCAAAATCCATTTACTTATATTCCCACATATATGAGCGATCACCGTACTCATCCACGTGCCATCTATCACCATCATTATCTACAAATGAAGGTTCATCTAGACCATCTAAAATAAATCCAAATGGTGCCATGTCCTGTTCAATCTGATTTTTTTGCTCTTCATAAATCCGTTTACGAACATCATTATCTGTCATTTCCTTAAAATAATCTTGAGCGACTAACCAAGAAAAAATAAC